GGGTGTGGCTCAGATTTAGATGAGTACGCTCGACGACTCTTGATCTGTGCCCTGACGTATGGGCACTGCCACACGCTGGTTGATTTTCCTGCGCCTACGGACGCAAGAAGTCTTGCAGAGGAGCGTGCTCTTAATCGTCGGCCCTATTGGATTGAGGTGGATCCGACTCAGGTGTACGGTTGGCGATTGGACCGCGAAACCAGTTACGGAAGTCTTACACAAGTACGAATCGGAGAAAAGGCCGTAATTCCTGACGGTGAGTTCGGAGAGAAGGTTTATGACCAAGTCCGTGTCATTGAGCAAGGTCGTTATCGCGTCTTTAGGCAAGAAGAGCAAAAGAAAGAGATGCAAGGGAACTTCCCATACCCCTCTTCCTTCGATCAATCCGACGCTACGGCGCAGTATGAGTTGGTTGAGTCTGGCGATTTCTCGCTTGGGCAGATCCCATTGGTGACGATTTATGCAAATAAAACCGATACGTTGACCAGTAAGCCACCGCTACTGGACATTGCTCATCTCAATCTGGCCCACTATCAGCGGCAAGCGGATCTTATCCACAGCCTCCACATCGCTTCGCAGCCGATGCTCGTCCTCGAAGGATGGGATGACCAGACGAAGGACATGGCTATCAGCGTTAATTACGCGATGGCGACCCAGCCGGGTAACAAGGTCTATTACGTGGAGCCTGCGGCAAGCGCGTTTGAGGCGCAATCGGCTGAGATCCAGGAGTTGCAGCAACAGATGGCGACACTCGGCATCAGCACGCTGAGCCAGCAAAAGTTTGTTGCTGAATCTGCTGACGCTCGTCGTCTAGATCGAATTGACACCAACTCGATGTTGTCGATGGTGTCGATGGATCTGGAGTCTGGCCTGCAGAAGGCTTACAACATGGCTGCTGACTACTTGGGCCTTGAGCCGCCTGAGGTGAAGATCAGCCGTGACTTCGACCTGCAACGCCTGATTGGCCAAGACATTGCCGCGATGGCTCAGTTGTTTGAAGACAACGTGATTGATCGCGAAGAGTTCCGCGACATGCTGGTGCAAGGTGAAATTCTGCCAACTGCTGCAGAGAAACCTGCCGAAGAGCCTGAGCCTGTTCCTGAACCCACTCCTGCTCCTGAGCCGGTTGAACAAGGTCCATCGGAAGATCAGATCAATCTTCTGATCAACGCTCTAATGCAATAAGACGATGGCAGATCAAAGTGGCCTCACCCTTGCTCAAGTAGCTGTTCTGGTAAAGCTCGCCAAAAAGGTTGGTGAGATCAACAGTATGCACTCCGGTGTTGGTCCACCGAGTGAGCAGGGCACCAATGGCGATTTTTACATCGACATTCTGACCAAGCGTCTATACGGACCAAAGACCGAAACTGGTTGGGCAGGGCAGCCTGTTGCTATTGGAACAGCAGACGAAACTGGAACTCCGCGACCTACCGCACCAAGAACTGCATTAAATGGTGACGGCACCCTTGCTGCTGGTTCAGGAGCACAGGGTCCACAAGGTGAGCGAGGTCCAGAAGGGCCACAAGGAGCTACCGGCGCTACAGGTGCAACTGGTGCAACAGGAGCTACTGGTCCTCAAGGTCCAGCAGGCGCTGATGGTGCAGATGGGGCTGATGGAGCAACAGGCGCACAAGGACCACAAGGCGCTACCGGCGCTCAAGGGCCACAAGGCGATACAGGATTGACGGGCGCTACTGGTGCAGCAGGCGCAGCAGGTGCTGCAGGTGCAGCGGCAACGATTGCTGTTGGCACAGTTACGACAGGAGCTGCAGGCTCTTCCGTTACGGTGACAAACAGCGGCACATCTGCTGCTGCAGTCTTTGACATCTCTATTCCTCGTGGAGCTACAGGCGCTGCTGGTTCAGATGCGTTCGTAGCTGTCGGCACTACAGCTCAACGTCCCGGATCTCCTGCAACAGGCGCTATTCGCTACAACACCACTGAAAATCGGTTTGAGGGCTACAACGGTAGTGCCTGGCTGAACCTTTCTCCGGCCACCGTGGATGAGCTTGGTGGCACGGTTTAAACTACTAGAAACACCTTTTTAGTCATGGCTAAATCCTTAGACAAGGTTTTGCAGGCTGACGGCTCCTATAAGTGGGAGCTTGTTGATTCTTGGGATCCTGCTTCTGAGAAGAAAGCAGAAGTTGCTGAAAAGCCTGCAGCCAAGCCTAAAACGACTAAAAAAACAAAAGCTAGTAAAGTAGCAGAGTAACTTCACTTCTAATAATGGAAGAACAAGTCATTCAGGAGACGCCCGTGGCGTCACCGGAACAGCCCGTGGCTGCGACTGAGACTCCCGCTGTTGATGTTTCTGGCTACGAGCAGCAGATCAAAACCCTCCAACAACGTGCCAGCGAAGCCGAGGAAAAATTCCAAGGCGTTAAAGGCAAGTTAGATGAGGTCTATAAAAAGCAAAAAGACGACCGGCGTAAAACGCTGGAAGATCAAGGGCAGTGGAAGGATCTCTGGGAAGAGGCCAATAAAACTGCTCAAGAAAAAGATCAGCAGATTGCTGAGCTAGAGCGCAAGTTGTTGGATCTTCGGGCTTCTAACGAAACCGCAGCCATGAAAACGACTGCGCTGTCTGCGATCAGCGAAGCCGGTGCGATCAACGCCAACCAAATGCTGCAGTTGGTTCAGAACAACCTGACCAAGACTGAAGATGGCAGCATCAAGGTGCTGAATGGTGGCGTCGAAGAAGACATCAATGTCTACTTGGCCAAGCTAAAAAATCCTGGCTCTGGTTATGAACATCACTTCAAACCCAGCACTCAAGCTGGCATGGGTGCTAAGCCGACTACAGGAACTGCTGGTGCCGCAGGTATCGCTAATCCTTGGTTGGAAGGTAGTATTAACTTAACCAGGCAAATGGCCTTGGAAGCTACCGACCCTGACCTTGCAGCAGTGCTCAAGCGAGAGGCCGGTAAATAGTCCCCGTGGGACACCACTTCAAGTCCGTGACTTGAAACCCCGCAAACCTAACTCCTGAATAAGAAATGGCCGCTCCATTTCAGAATTATTCCGGCGGTGTCCTTCTGGCGGACATCGTAAAAAGGAATAATCTCAGCACCTATGTGGCTGAGGCAATCAAAGAACGCAGCCAGTTCATCAAATCTGGCGCTGTGGTGCGTAATGCACTGCTCGACGCTCGTGAAGGTGGCACCCGGATTCAGGTTCCTGAATTCAACCCCGTTGCACCGACCGAAGAGATCTTCGACGGCACCGCAACTTGGGGCACCAGTGGCGCTGGTTATCTGACCCCTCAAAAGGTCGGCACCGGAACCCAGATTGCATCCATCGTTCACCGTGGCTTTGCCTACGCCGTGGATGACGTTGCAGTCCTGGCTGCTGGTGAAGACCCGATGCTTCACATCCGTAACCAGCTGGCTGACGCCATCAACAAGCTGAACACTGCTCGCCTGTTTGAGCAGCTGACCGGCCTGTTCCACACTGCTCTCAATGGCCACCGTCTTGAGAAGCAACTGGGTGGTTCCGGTTCTACCGGCGAAGCCAACTACCTGACCGCTGCAACAGTTGCAGAAGCTCGCTCCAAGCTGGGTGAGCGCGGTGAGGAGATGGATCTTCTGATCGTTCACCCCTCCGTGGCTTACTACCTGTATCAGGTGGGCCTGCTGACCTTCTCTACCTCCGCACTTGCTGCTTCTGGCGCGGTGACCTGGGGTGGTGGCGGTGTTGGCGTCGGCGCTCGCGAAGTTGGTGAGTTTGCTGGTTGTCGCGTCATCGTTGACTCTCAGGTCAACATCAACGACCCGACTTCTACTGGCAACCGTCAGGAGTTCCGTTGCTACATGATGAAGTCCGGCACCATCCTTGAGGGTGTGCAGCAGGATCTTCGGATTGAAGCTGACCGCAACGTGCTGTCCAAGCAGGACGTGCTGTCTGTGGACTACCACTCTGCTTATCACGTGATGGGCACCAAGTGGGGTTCTGCTTCTGACAACCCGACCAACGCAAACCTGCGTACCGGCAGCAACTGGTCTGCCACCTATGACATCGACCTCATCCCCATGGTTGAGATCTTCGTCAACACTCCTCTGGATAACGGCCTCAAGTCCTGATCCTGACGAGACAAATGGCCCTACCATTAGGTGGGGCCTTCCCTTTTTGCTGCTATGGCTGCCACGATCAACGCCACGCTCCAGAGTGAGACAGCCAACAGCTACGTGACGTTGGCAGAAGCCAATGCGTATTTTGAAACTGTCCCAAGCAGCACGCAGTGGGACAACAAGACTGACGACAACAAAAATCGTGCCTTGATTTCAGCTACCCGCTGGATCGACACGTTGAATTTTTATGGTGATCGCTGTGATCAGAGCCAAGCGCTGAGCTGGCCTCGCAACAATTATCACGTGGATCGAGTTGAGCTTGCTTGCTCGACGATTCCAAACGACATTAAATACGCTACCTATGAGCTAGCGAACGCGCTGGCCAATGACACGGACGCAATTACAGGGAATACCGGCGATAAGGGGTTATACGAAGAAGTCGAACTCGGCGATCTCAAAGTTAAGTACAACACTGCTAGTCAAGCTACGGGAACCGTTAATAACGTTTTTGATATTTACCCTTGGCTGCAGTCTTACCTTGGCGCTTATTGCTTGGGCGGCAGTGGCAGCTATCAGGTTCGTATGGTGAGGGGTTGAAATGGCGCTTGTAGACGACATTTTCAAGTCCATACCGCTCGAAATCCTGACGGACTTTGGCCAGGACATCACGCTGGTCAAAACTGTCACGCCTCGCACCTACGACCCAAGCACCGGAGATGTCACTGGTGCGGACACCACGGTGGTGACAAAAGGCTTTATTGGCAACGTATCAAGCCGTGAGTCTGAGGGTCTTTATCAGAGCACCGACCTCAGGATTACCGTCAGCGGCGACGATCTGGACAATTACTACCCGACTCAGGCTGATCGCATCCGCTATACGCAGGGTGGAACGACACGCGAAGCCAAAATTTTAAATGTGACAACGTATCGGGGTGAGGATCCGCTTCTTCACATCATCATTGCGAGGCCGCAGTAATGGCAAAGCCTCTCAAAGGTCTTCAAAGATTTCGCAGAGACATGGAATCGCTTGCGCTGCTCGGAGCAGTTCGGGCTGCTGAGCGTACAGTTCGTGAGTTACAGCAAGAAGGACCAAGCTGGACTGGTCAATTTTCTAATTCTTGGCAAATCACTGGTCCGCAGGGTCAAACAGTTAAAGGCAATGGTGGCCGAGGTGAACCACGTCCTTTGAAATTCATGGAAGGACCTTTTACAGGCCCTCAAGCAGTGCGAACTCTTTTTCGGACTGGTGTAACAACCAACAAAGTTGTTTTTACAATTTCTAATTTCAGTCGATGGGCTGGTGAAGCAACTGATTTAGTTGAAAGCAGGTTTTATCGTCCCACTCCTGAACCTCAAACGCAGCTTGGCTTAAGCAAGTGGGAGCAGTCTGGGCAGCGTCGTCCGTCTAGTCCGCACCCTCGTTACCAAATTTTTGGCGGTGATACTGGTGATGCTTCACGAACTGCGTCTAAGGACTGGTTCACCAAATATGTGACCGGCGGTAGGCTGGATAAATCCGTCACGGTTGAGATGGACAATATGCTTCGCAGGCTATGAGATACCAAGCTGTTCGAGCTGCCGTTGAATCTCCGCTCCAGACAGCATTTGGGGCGTTAAGCCCTGCGGTGCCTGTGTTTTTTGACAACATCACGGCTGCCCCAGCAAACGCAACGACTGAGTACGTCAAGGTTGCTGTTGAGTTTGGTTTAACAACCGAACAAACTTTAGAAAGCAATCTTGACCGCATTCGGGGCAGCATCATTATTCGTGTCTATACCGAAAAAGGCAAAGGACCGGCCAGAAATCAAACTTTGATGGACACAGCTGTTAGTACATTATTAGCACTTAGCGCTTCTACTCGGGCAGCAACCGGGGTTTACTTGCGCCCTGGTGCAATTAACGGCCCAACATTTTCAACAACAGAAGCCTCTCCCCATTTAGTGGGACGGGTGGATACGGGCTTTATCGCTGAAGATCACGGTTAGAAGTTTTGTTGTCTACGCGCTAAGCTGTATATGTCCGGGTTCCGCCCGTAAAGTCCACCATTCTCCGTTTTACGAATGGCTACCGTCCTTTCGGGCACCTCTGGAGCCCTTTATTACAAGCCTGCTGGCACTTCCGGTTCTTTCAAGGCCGCTGATGTCACCAACGCCAGCAACACCATCAACGTTGGCGCGTTTCTGAACTTTCAGGTCAACGACAAAGTTGTATTTGCTGCTGGTGGCGGCACTTTGCCCGCTGGCTTGACTGCAGGCACTGCTGTTTTTATCAAGACGTACACCGCATCTACTGGTGCAGCCACTTTCAGTGCAACTTCAGGCGGCACTGAGCTGGCTTTGACCGATGACGGCACTGACGGCACCAGCGACTTCACCATCGCGTTTAGCGAGTTCCAATCGGTTGCAAACGTCCGGTCTTGGTCGTTTGAGGTGACCCGCGAAGAAATCGACGTAACCAGCATCGGTGGAACGCTTGGTCAGGTTGCTCCTTTCCGCACCTTCATCTCTGGTTTCGCGGATGGTTCCGGTTCTGCTGAGGTGTACTTCACTGATGACGACACCACGATTGCAAGCCGTCTGATTGAAGACGTGACCCAGCGCAAGCAAGCTGGTGCAACCTTCAAGCTCTACATGGACACGGTCCTGTCTTCTGGTACGCCGGACGACACGAAGAGCCGTTCCATCGAAATGGAAGCTGTGCTGACCTCTGCAAGCTTCTCCGTTACTCCTGATGATGCTCAGACTGTATCGGTGAGCTTCCGTCCGACTGCTGCTCCTACTTTCGACTTCGACAAGACCTGATCGTCGATTAGCAACACAGGCCCCTGGCATTTGTCGGGGGCTTTTTTAATGCTAATGTAGTAGCACAATCAATCGGATATTCATGGCACTTCGCGCCATTGATCGCCTCAAGAAAGCAGCCAACTTGGAAGCAGTTAAAAAAACGGTTGAGCTTTCAGACGGCACCGAGTTTGAAATGTGGGTAACACCACTGACGATGGCAGAGCGCGAGAAGGCTCAAAAGCGTGCTGGATCGGATGATGCCAATGCGTTTGCGCTTCAACTGCTAATCAGCAAAGCGCAGGATGACGCTGGTCAAGCGCTGTTTCTTGCCGGCGAGATTGACGTTTTGAAGAATGAAGTCAAGGACAAGGATCTTCAGTCTTTGATGCTGGCGATTCTGACTGACGAAGAGGAAGAGGCTATTGACCCAAAATCCTGAGCGCCGAGCTTCGGAAGGATAATTGGCTCATGCTTCAGTTTGGCGTTGCCAAGGAGCTAGGCATGAGCCTGACGGAGCTTAGGGCGACGATGACAGCGGAGGAAATTATTGGTTGGAGCGCGTATTTCCAAGTAATCAACGAGGACCAAGAAGCAGAGATGCGTAAAGCGCGTAGACGGCGGTAGACTGCACTTAGTTTTCGTGGTCGGTCGTGGCTTATCAGAGCGAGATCGAACTCCGCGTAAAGGTACTTGATAAAGAGCTAAAGGATTTAGAGCGTCAAATAGACAAAGTTCAGTCTAGGGGTAAAGCTATAAACCCATTTGCTGCATCTGGGGCTAGCAGGGAAAACAAGAAAGCACTTGATCTTCAGCAGAAGCTGATGGCTGCTGAAAAAGCAAGACTAAGTGTTGACAAAAATCGTTTACAGCTCAATCTAGACCTAAATCAGCAGCGTATAAAATCTATAAATTTAAATACGTCTTGGTATAAAGCTCTTCAAACTGGCAAGCAAATTCAGCTTGACATAAACAAAGCAGTTGCAAAAGAAGTGGCGTTACGCAAGCAAGCTACTGCTAAAAGAAGGGCTAGGCGTGGAGAAGATCTGGCTCTTGGTGTTGGCTTTCCACTCTTGTTTGGCGGTGGAGTGGGATCTGTCGTTGGTGGAGCGGCGGGAGCGCTTGCTGGCGGCGGAAAAGGCGGATTTGGATTACAAATTCTAGGCAGTGCGATTGGTCAGCAGGTTGATGCGTTTGTTCAAGCAGCTTCTGAGGCAGGTGTTGCGCTGACATCTACAGGCGGAGCGCTGGACCTTGTTCGAGAAAAGTCTTTGTTTAGCACCAAACAGAATAAAGAGCTTGCTGCACAACTGGAAGAACAAGGAGACGCTGCTGGTCTTGCCAAGCTTCTTACGGAAGAATTGGTAGGCGTAATTGGCAATACAGGGGTAGAGGCACTAGGGAACCTTGGAACAGAAACGCAAGAAACAACAAGGTTGTGGAATGAGCTGACATTGCAGCTGCAAGCTCTTATTGCTGGTCCTTTGACTGACTTTTTGAAAATAGTCAACCAATTTTTAGGCGAACAAGGTAACAGGGCTCGCCTTGCAGCACTGCAAAAAGATTTAGCAGGAACAGAAGCTGGAGGTCAGCTTGCAGCAGAGATTGAGCGTCTTCGCCCTACGAGTCAAATTCTTCAGCAAGGCGAAACGCGGACTATTAAAGGGGTTTTAGATCCGAAGGATGTTACAGCTTTGCTGGAGAAGTTCACTCCGGTTAGACCGCCTTCTACTGGAATTCCTGTTACGGCAGAAGACAGGCGTTCTATCACACGACAAACGAACACAGTTGCCGAAAGAACTAGGCGACAGAATCAAGCCGCTACAAATAGGCTTGCAATTTCAAGGGCTGAACTTCGCATAGCCAAAGAAATCAGCGAGCTTTCAAAAATAGATCTTGAGTTTGATTTAGAGAGCATAAAAGTAAAGGGGCGGTATGCCAAGTTAATTTCTAAAGCCTTATCTGATCAGGAAAAAGAAACGCTTGAAAAGGCACAAAAACTTGATCTTGAGCTTTTAAGTGTTGAGCGAAACGAAAAAATTAGTAATTATATGCGTGATCAGTTTCAATCTGCTATGCAGCTAAATGATGAGCTTTTGCAGGTTGTCCCGAAGGTCACTGAACTCAGCGATGAATTTAAGTCTTTAGCCAACACTATTAACAATGAGATTATCAATGGCATTGAAGGAATGATTGATGGGACGAAGACTTTGGGGCAGGTCGCTAGCAGCATGTTGAAGCAGATTGCCAGCCAAATGCTTCAAACGGCAATTATGGGGCCATCGGGCTCTGGTGGTATTGCCGGAATGATCTTCGGAGCGCTTGGCATAGGCGGCGGTGGTGGCTTTAAGTCTCCTAGCGTATTGACTAGCGGTCTTGATTTTTCAGGAGCTTTTGCTAGTGGCGGTCGTCCTCCTGTTGGAAAAGCGGCGCTAGTCGGTGAGCGTGGCCCTGAGTTGTTTGTCCCACGGTCTAGCGGCACCATCGTTCCAAATAGCGCAATGGGCGGCAGCACCAACGTGGTGGTCAACGTTGACGCCAAGGGCACTGCAGCTCAAGGCGACGATGCACAGGCTGGTCAGCTTGGCCGTTTGATTGGAGCGGCAGTTCAGGCAGAATTGGTTAAACAGAAACGGCCTGGAGGTCTCCTTACCCGCTGATGGCTACCTTTCCTTCTTACGACCCATTAGTCGGCGCAAGCAAGCGCAGCCAGCCTTCTGTCCGCAATGTTCAATTCGGGGACGGCTACGGACAAAGAATCACGTATGGCTTGAACCAGAACCGCAAGGTGTGGTCATTAGTTTGGGACGTGACTGAAGAGGGCGCGGATGAGATCGAAACATTTTTGGATGCAAGGGGCGGAGCCGAAAACTTTGACTGGTCTCCACCAGACGAGACTGCGACTTACAAATGGATCTGTCCGGAGTGGAATAAAACGATTAACTTTCCCGGTAGGGCGCAGATTTCTGCCACGTTCCAGCAAGTGTTTGAGCCATGAGTCAAATTTTTGAAGAGCTGCTCAATTCGAGCCCGTTTGCGGTTATTGAGTTGTTTGAGCTAGAGCTGTTTGAAAAAATTCACGGCTCGTCAGAGGAGTATTACTTCTATAACGGCGTGAACAAAAAAGACACACCAGGGTCAATTGTCTTCGATGGCAAGTCTTATACCGGCATTGCAATTGAAGCGGATGGGTTTGAGTTCAAGGGTGATGGAACATTGCCTCGTCCTACTGTTCGCGTTAGCAACGTCTTAGGGTCGATGTCTGCGTTATTGCTTGGCGTCAATGTGTTTAATTTTGGCAATGATTTAAACGGTGCAAAGTTTACGCGTGTTCGCACGTTGAGTCGTTTTTTGGATGGAGCAAACTGGCAAAACGGAGTCAATCCTTATGGCACTCCAAACGCCAACGAGACAATGCCAAAAGAAGTGTTTTATGTGGATCGTAAGGTTAACGAGAATCGAGACTTTGTTGAGTTTGAACTGGTCTCAAGCTTTGACTTAACTAATGTCAAGGCGCCGCGTCGTCAAGTTCTGTCGAACCTCTGCCAATGGGAATATAAAGGCAAGGAATGCGGATACACCGGGCCGAATGAGTTTACGGCTGGCGGCCAATCCATTACCTCTGTTGCTGCAACCAACTTTGTTTACACGTCTGGATCGGACGTTTTGTCGGCGGGCTCTACGCTCCAGGAAGGCGACTCAATGGTGTCTTCTAATGGCTGGTTTAAGTTAGTTGTTGAGAGTGATGGAGCGTTAAACGTATTTATCAAAAATGATCCAACAGGAGAACCGCATTGGCGTGTAGGCGGCTCGACTGATGGAGATAATTTCTCACTTGTCATGCAAAACGATGGCAACCTAGTTCTGTATAACGATAAATACCCTAAAACTCAGTATCCCGAGTCTGTTGTATGGGCGACTGGCACTGATCGTGTTGGCCAAATATCGTCTTTAACTCGTTTAAGCACTGATGGTGTTGACGATTGGTATCCGCCTGATGTGCAAAGCGGACGTTCAGGTGGATTTACATGGGAGCTAAAAGGAAGCAGCCCGACAGCTGCGGGACAAACAACAACAGCAACTAAGAACTTTACCGAGAACCACCCTGAATGGGGCAGCCGTTCCGTCAATATCACGTTCAACTTGACTTCAGTTTCTTTGCCTGAGGGTCACTACACACAGGGCAACACCAACTACACAGGTTTTGGCTGGAACACGATTACTGGCATCACGATTAACAGTCAGACTGGTCTTTGGAAAAACGATGAAAACTGGATTGCAAAAGTTGATTTAAGTAGTGGCAACCCTTTTAGGTCGAATCATCCGACAGAAGGCACGCTGCAAGAGGCTGGTGCTGCCTACAAAGTTGCAACGACAGGGTTCAGCGGCAAGCAGTTCAAGTTGCAGACAGATGGCAATCTTGTTGTTAGTGACACGGATGGCTCAGACATTGTTTGGACTGCTGGCATTCCGGTTACGACCAGCGAACCACAAGTCGCAAGCAATCTTGCTGGAACGCCATCAGTACAGGTGAGCGGTGTATGCGGAAAGCGCATCTCTGACTGCAGATTGCGATTCCCAGCTGGTGACGCGCATGGCGGCTTGCCGTTTGGATCGTTCCCTGCTGCAGGTGGCTTGCGTTGATGGAAGAGTGGCAGGTTTCGGCGTTAGAGCACGCAAAAGCTGAAGCACCGCGTGAATGCTGCGGACTTGTTTTGATCATCAAGGGCCGTAAGCGTTACTGGCCTTGCAAGAACTTATCCGAGGACAACAATTTCTTCGTGATGGACCCGATGGACTATGCCAGAGGGGAAGACACTGGAACGGTCGTTGCCATTGTGCATAGCCATCCAACGACGCCTGCGATTGCAAGCGAAGCGGACAAGATGGCTTGCGAACAGTACAAGCTGCCCTGGTACATCGTCAGCTTGCTGGGCGATCGCTGGTGCTCTATCCGCCCCAATGGTTATGAAGCACCATTGATCGGACGAGAGTGGGTGTGGGGCGTGTCTGATTGTTGGACATTGGTGCGGGACTGGTATAAGCGCGAAATGGGTCTGAAGTTGCGCGACTGGGATCGTCCAGTCAGTGCTGATGCGTTTCGGCAATCACCTTTGTTTGAGAGCTGTCTGGCGGAGACTGGGTTTGTCGACACGGGGAATGATCTACCAGAAAAGGGCGATGCTGTGTTGATGCGGCTTGATGGATCGCCTGGCTTGAATCATGTTGCGATTTTTGTAGGAGAGCAAAAGATTTTGCATCAGTTGCAGGGTCGGCTGTCTTCACGTGACCGATGGGATTCCTATTGGCAGAAAGTGACCGGTAGAATTGTGAGGTATAGCGGCTGACGGCAGATGCTCCGCACGGTCAAGGTTTACGGGCACTTGGCAGAGCACTGCGGTCAAAGCGTGTTTGAAGCATTGGTGCGCACACCGGCTGAGGCGATCCGCTTTTTGCTGTGTAATTTTCCGAGTCTGCGCGGCGTAATGCGAGATGGGCATTACAAGGTGGCAGCCAGCGATCTTGAGCTTGAGCTGGTCGATCATCCTGAGCAGCTGCATTATCCGTTGAGCAACGATGATGTGGTGCGTGTTATCCCTGTGATTACAGGCGCTGGAGGTGCTGGAAAAATCTTGGCAGGAGCTGCGTTGATAGGTATATCGCTAGCTGTTCCTGGCGCTGGTCTTTTCAACACAAGTTTTTTGGCGTCGAGTGTTGGCGCAACATCACTTGGCGCTGGCTTGGCAGCAGCAGCAGGAAGCATTGGTGCTGCACTTGTTCTCGGTGGAGTTGCTGATTTGATTACGCCGGTCCCACGAACTCCAGACGTTGATAATGACCCAAGAGAAAATTTCAACTTCTCAGGGGTTCAGAATGTAACCAGAGAGGGCGTTCCAGTGCCGATTGTCTACGGTGAGATGATTGTCGGCAGTGTCGTCGTCTCTGCTGGCTTGAATGTTGATGACGAGGACTAACCATGGGAATTGAAAAAGACAATCTAGATTCGGTACAGGTAGCCAGGATTATTGACCTGCTTAGCGAAGGCGAGATTGAAGGCTTTCCAAGCGCAAAGGATCTTTCGCGTTCTTCTGCTTTGCAGCAGTATTACATCGCATCTTTAAAAGACACGTTTTTCAATAACACTCCTGTCTTGGCAGCGAATGCGCCCGTCAGCAGTGGAACAACGCTAGCTGATGTCCGTTCATACCTGAATTTTGATATGGACGATGCGTTGTTTGAGTCACGTCTTGGAACGCAA